GGGTTGCTGGTGGCGTCAGTCCACAGGTTAGCGCCTGAGAGGGTGGTTTTGTTGCTAACAGCGTAAGCACCGATAGCACGGGCCAACGCGGCGGCGCGGGTCTCGCGCTCCAGGCTCATTTTGTTTTGCACCACGGTGATGGCGTTGCTGGCCAGGTCAATGCCCGGCACGGCTTGCGCTTCTTCCATCAGCTCGACCGGCACTTTGCCCATCAGGCGGTTGTCGACCAGGCTGTATTTTTCGGTGCCGTAGCCCACGTCGATGGATTTGGTGTCAGCGCCAGGGGCGCGGCGGGTGTCGATCACCTGGAACTGCTCACGCCCAAAGGTGATGATGGTGCCGCCACGGGAGTTGACCGTAACAATCGGGAACAGCACGTCAGCCACCAGCGGGAACTGGCTTTCGTAGCCACGGGCAACAGCGCTCAGGATGGGGTCGATGGCCCGGGCCTGTGAAGGGTTCATTTGAGACATTTGGTTTCTCCAAAAAAAGGGGGGTTAAGCGGCAGTGACCAACAGGCCAGCAGTTGGCACAAGCAGCACCTCGATCACGCTGCCGTCACCGGCGGCGGCGTCTATGCTGCGGGCAAGGGCGTGTTTGTCGCCGTCGCCATCGTGGGTGATGACCTTGCCAGTGGCGGTGACCATCAAGGGCACGTTGGCGGCAATGGCGGCGCCAGCCTCCACGGTGGCAGTGCCCAGCACGTCAACGGGCACCATGTCGCCAGTGGCACCGTCAGAGCGGGTCACGCCCAGCGCTACGCCACCAGCTGTGGGGTAAGCCCCGAGCTGGGTGACAAAGCGGTTGGTCACCAGGTCGGCGGCGGCGACGACGCTGAGCGTCAACAAAGAAATATTGGCATTGGACATAAAGTTCTCCGAACAGTTTGGGTTTGAGGGCGCGGCTTAGGCGTAGCCCAGCTCTTTGAGGGCGGCCACTACGCTGATGCCTTTGTTTTTGGCCAGTGCCTGCGCCTGCGCGGCTTGGGCGGCCGGGGTTTTGGCGGTATCAGACGGTGCCGCAGCATGCGGCACAGCAGCGGGTGCGTCTGCCGCGTGGGCAGCAGCAGCACCCGCAATACGGGCACGCTCAGCGGCCATAACGGCCATAGCGGCTTCGGGGCCGGTGGTTTTGCTATCAAAGGCCAAGGCCTCAACCAAGGCTTCATGGCCGGGCAGCGTTTGGGCGCGCACATCGGTGATGCGTTGGCGCTCGTCTGCAGCACCGGCGGCGCTGGCTTGGGCCGAAAACTCGGCTTGTAATTGAGCAAACAGCGCGGGGTGCTGCTGCTCCAGGGTGGCTCGATCCATGACAGATCCTTTCGTTTCAGGGTTGGAGTTTTTGGGCAGCACCGGCCCGGCGAGAGTTGCCACTGTCTGCGCACCGGCAGACTGAGGCGGTAGGGAACCAAGGGCAAACACCGCTTGGCGGCGTTTGGAAAATTTGGCGGGGTGGGTGGCCAGCTGCTCGACCATGCTGTCTACGGTGGCAAAGCCGTCAATCAGGCCGCGGTCAAGGGCTTGCTGGCCAATGAAGACTTTGCCGTCAGCCATGTGCTCTAGCACGGCATTAGCGGTGGTGCCGCGCTGGGTGGCCACGGCGTCAACAAACACGCTGTAGAGGTGGTCTACCTGGTCTTGCATATAGGCTTTGCCCTCTTCAGACAAGGCGCCAGAGGTGATGCGTTTGTATTTTCCGGCGGTGATTTCGGTGGTCACGCCGCGCTCGGCCGATGGGTTGTAATTGTGCGTGGCCACCACGCCAATGCTGCCTATTTGCACGGTAGGGCCGCTGGCATAGATGGCGTTGGCGGCGCTGCCGGCCCAGTAGGCGGCGCTGGCCAGGGTGGCTTCTGTGACGGTGACGATGGGTTTGATTTTGGCCATGTCAAACACGCTGGCGGCCAGCTCAGGGGTGCCAAATACCGAGCCGCCAGGGCTGTCGATGGCCAGCACCATGGCGATGACGCGCGGGTCAGCCATGGCGCTTTCGATTTGCAAAGTGGCAAGCTGGGTGGACACGCCGCCGCTGATGCGGGTGAACAGGTTGGCTTTGGGGGCCATGATCCCATCGAGCGTCAACACAGCCACACCGCCTTGGCGGATTTGGTAGTCTTGTTGCTCATTGGCCAGCGGGCGGCCCAGGCGGGCTTCGATGGCGTCGATATCAATCTTGTCGCCACGCAGGTGGGCGGCATAGATGGTTTGTATTTCGCGCAGTTGGTCGGGCACGATGGCCCAGGCGCTGGTGAGTAAGTCGAGTAGTTTCATTGCTGGGCTCCACGGGGGCTAGGGGCACGCTCGATCAGGCGGTCGAGCTTGGAATCCATGCGGATGTAATACGCATGCATGGTGTTGATCGCGTCTTTGAACGCGTCGGACTGGTCTTTGTTGCGCTGGTTGAGGCCATTGACATCGGCCTTGACCAGCTCCACATCTTTTTTGATGTCGGCAATGAACCAGATCACCATTCCCGCTTGCACAAGCATTGCAAAAATCAGGCTTAAAGGCACTTTTCGGTCAAGGTGCCAGCCGGTGTCTTTCATCAATAAACGGCGATCGGAAAAATTTGGCATGGTGCGGTAAGTTTCAGTTGTAGGGAAAACATGTGATCGGCAATAGCAATAATTTTTCTTCAATGCGCCGCTTCTTTTTGCGCTTTTTGACTTTGGTTAACTGCCATGGGCCAATAGAACACTGGCTGCTTGAATCATCAAATTCGCCAGACTCTGGCGGGTTGACTGCGGGCTGATACATGCCCCAAGACACCCCAAATGCCTTCCCAAACGACGTGCCCCAAGCGCTTGCCATTTATGGCCCCCACGGGTTCGCCTCAGTGCCCGCGCCGACAATCGTTTGCCCGCGCACTTGCACCAGGTTGGCATTGATGGTGCCCGCCAGCACGGCGGCGGCAATGTCTGCTGCGCTGGGTGCCACCCAAGTGCCGGTGTAGTCGTTGCCGTTGGGGCCGTAGATGACACCGGCCAGCACGGCATAGGGGGGCGGGTAAGAGCCGATGCCAGGCACAATTACCGAGATAGCACCCGTGCCGCCAACGCTCGCCTGTGCCACATTCATGCCTGCAAGAATATGCGCCTGAACTATTGCTGATGACGACGCAATGCTGTCTTGTGCGCTTGGCGCGCAGTCCAGTACGTGACTTTGCCAGATCGCGCCACTTGTGCTTGCGCTTGTCTGCACTGTCGCAGATCCAGACAGCCATATCGAAGTGCTTCCGAGTGCAGCGGTTGTGCTGATGTTGATCTGCGCGGCGTTGGCGCCAAACAGCTTGTGCCCCTGGGCAATTGCCCCGGAATTACCGATGTTCGATTGCGTGGACGCGGACCCAACAAGTCCTTGTACCCGCTGGACGGCACCTGTGCTACCGATGTTCGACTGTGCGGCACTGGCTCCTGCCAAAAACAGTACAGTGCTGCCTAGCTCCGCCGTACTCCCCACGTTTGGCTGTGCGCCCGACGCTCCCGTTAGGTTGTGGGCATGCCCCATTGCCCCACTGGTACTTACGGTTGGTTGCAGTGTGGATGACCCTGCGAGCTCGTGAACCTGTGTTGCGGCCCCTGTTGTCCCCACGCTCAATTGGGCCCCGGTAGCCCCGGACAACAACAACGTTCCGCTAAGAGTGCCTACGCCGCCTGTACTATTCTGAGTGGCAGAGGCCCCAGCCAGTACGTGATTCTGCGTTAGCGTGCCGCCACTGCTGGTATTTTTGGAGGCTCCTGGTGCACCCAACAGGCTGTGCGCCTGCAGTATTTCCCCCGTTCCCCCGACGCCTGTCTGTGCGCTAGCTTGCCCCGCTAGGACCAGCGTTCCGGTCATGGCTCCTGTACTGCCTGTACTGCCCTGCGTTGCGTTTAGTCCAGCGACTTTGTGCGCCTGCGATAGGGCACCTGCGCCTGCTGCGCTTGGCTGTACGGAGTCTGCGCCCGATAGTTCTAAAACAGGCGATACAGCGCCGGCTACGGGCACCCATATTTGCTGTGGGGCGAATGTCTGTCCGTAGGGGTCGCTACTCCACGCAATGATTTCTTCGTCCGTCCACTCAACCGAAGAAATGACAGTAAGGTACATCTCTTGATAGTCGCCTGAAGCGGCTATTGCGCCACCACCTAAACGAAAGTCAGTGCTGCCAGGGACTAACTCAGTTTTGAGGTCAGTATTCCTCAATAGTTTTTT